AATGAAGTGTTACCTGTATTATTATATACTTGACTATGTGCAAAGTCTTTAGCTTCTGGATTCATATTGTCAACAAGTTTACCTTTATAAAATATGGTTTGTCCACCACACTTATCATTCCAACCCTCTGGCATAAAATACATAAGATGGCTACCTAATTTACCAACACTATCAACATGAGGAGATACATCTTGCCCCCATTTTGTTAAATGCCAATCAAATCTATATTTAAAATTATTTCCTGGTATTTCTAATGTATCTTTTAACCAATCAGAATATTCTTTACTACTAAAAAGTTTATCAACAAAATAATCCCATGTTTCGGATAATTGATATCTTTGTATTTTGTATTTGTCGAAATATGGACTATCAGCCCAAGGTGTATAACACATGAACATTCTTAAATGAGGTCTTTGTCCATGTTTTCTAGGTTTAATATGGCCTTCTTCTTTAAATAAACTTGCCTCTGGCCATTCTTCTCTTAAATCTTCCCAATGTTTTACAAAATCATGTATAAATTTGTGTGGTGTATAACCATCTGTTGTCATTATAGTATCAGGTATATTAATCATCTCGGTGCCTTATCGTGTGGTATATGTAAGTCACTTCTTATTTTTGATTTTATTTCTTTGTTAGTTATTAGATATCCTTCTATGTGTGTGTAACCTTTTTCTCTAGCCCAAAAAACTCTTTTGTTACCTGTCTGAACATATAGACCAGGTCTAACTTCACCATTTGCTTTTATGTGTTGAGGTTTTTTGTATTTGCCGTTTACAGTTTGTTTAATGATACCTTGTACCCAATCTTCGGTGTGTGGTGATACAGTAATAGGATAAATCATGCCATGGTTTTCAAAAGAAGTCCAATAATCAAACTCGTCCATTCTTTGTTTCAACCAATCATCATTTGGCATACATTTGATTTCTGTTAAATCAAACTCTTGTATATCGCCGTAGATACTATCAGGATGTTTTTGTGCTCTTAATACTATTCTCATAACCAACTTTTTGTATAAAATAACTATCTGCTATATCAGATACAGGATTACCAACTTTATCTGTTTCTAAAATAGACTTTAGGTCAATATTTGTTTCAGCTACAAATGCGTTATACATCATTTCTTTGTCCGCATTTCCTTTTCCCGTAGCGCCTTTTTTAACCACACTCGGGACAACTGTATCATAAGGGATTTGTTCTTCTTGTAATCTGTACTTGAGGATTCCACAGTTTTCGGCAATTTGAAATATGCCTTGACCTTTTGAACCAAAGGAGTAACCCTCAATATATACCAAAGGGTTAATGAGTGGAGAAATAATATCCAATGCAAAGTCAGATATATATTTAAATCTTTCAATCGGGTCTTTCCATTCTTTATGTTCATAACCTACAATCTCCTCACTCATCATTCCGATATACTTCTTTTTAGAAGTCAAATAATAAAACATTAAGCCTGCGTCACCATCTATATTTACACAGATAGCAGGACTTGTTAAACTATAATCAATTCCAATTATCGTCTTCGTTACTGTCGTCATTTGACCAGACTTCTTCGGTTTCGTCTTCATCTTCTACCTCATATCCACAGAAAGGACAAGTAAGAGGTTCTAAATCTTGCTCTTCAATGTCCCAAACTATATTATATTTAGTTTCACAGGAAGTACAGGTCTTTTGTCGTTTTTCTGCCATTATAGTTTAAATTTCTTAAATTGGTCCTTCTTAACATCTTGTTTGATACCACCAATAACATATGACTCAATTTCTGTTTCTTGTGGTGCGTTTTGTGTACCCTTTGAATTCAGCCAATGGTCTACCCACGGAAGTGGATTTGTTTTTTGGTCGTATTGTGGTGTAAGGCCGATTGCCTTCATTCTTCGATTGGCCATATATTCTACAAACTGGTGTAACAGTTTTTCTGATAAACCAATCATACTTCCTTTGGAAAATAGATATGTTGCCCACCTTTTCTCCTCGTTCAATGCGTCATCATACATTTTATATAGGTCTTTCTCACATTCTTTTTTAATCTTTAACATATCTTTGTCATCATTTCTATCATGCCAATTATTAATGATAGTTTGTGACATTGCTAAATGTTGTGATTCATCTCTTGCAATAAAAGAAATAATCTTAGCAGAGCCTTCTAACATTTTAAGTTCACCAAAGGCAAAACTACAAGCAAAAGATACATAAAATCT